CTTCATGCCCTTAGACATACGCTTGTTGGGGTTACCCATAGCAAAACCACGTTCTTTAAGCTCACGTAGTGTATCTTTGTAGTTAATCTGTCGCTCAACACAGTCCTTCCTAAAAGCACCGGTCACAAAGTACATGTGCTTGGTATCAGGCTCGTAGCGTATGAGCAATTCACCCCGTGGCTCAAGCGTTGGTAAAGCGGCAGCGGAAGTGCGGTTATCATGGTCGGCTTTTACCACGAGGATGTTTTGCATATGACGGTTGATGTAGTCACCCACAATGCTTACTGCGTCATGTAGTGGCGGTCTAATTTCTTCACGCATGTTCTGGATTGTCTTGCACACCCATGAGTATACGGCTCTCATGTCATACGTTGTTAACCCTAAGCTATTTGCAATCAGGCCCCCAGCAACGTTACATGCAGCAACTGCCGACCAAAACCGTTCAGGGGCAGTTAGCTTAAGCTCTGTGTCGATCTTTGCTTGAATTTTTAAGATGGTCTCAACTGCTTCCTCAAGGTTGTTCACCAACCACTTAATGTAAATCTCACCCGCATGCCCATAGTTCTGTTTAAGCTGATGGTCAAACATACGCTTGCCATCTTCAGTCGAGATGATGTTGTTAGGCACAATGTCATACTCAAACAGCCGCAGCATCTCTGCGTTGCCGCCAGCCTTGACGCTTGCCAACTTTTCATAAAAGCTCGCATTGGCACTACACAATGACATAGTCTGCCAAGTGGTTGAGTTGTCCCGCAGCTCGTTGGTTGCGCCTTTCATGCGGTCACTGCCTCGACCCTGTGACATGCTGTATGCCAAGTTTGAAAAGTCCTCAGGGGTGATGTTGGTAATCTCGTCGCAAGTAAACGGCAAGTTATTCATGATGCCTAAGCGGTGAGTACGTGCAGCATTGGTGTCCCGCCAAATTGACCCAAGTGATTCAGGATGTCCGTAGACGCTATTGCACATGAACAGCGTGGTTGACTTGCCTGAGCCGCCTTCCTTGTAGATCACATTAATGATCGCGCCCTTAAGCCCAGTAAATTTAAATAGCGGCGCACCAAACGCAGTCAGTGCAGCAAACGCATGCGGTTCCATCCCGGGCTTGGCGTACATGTTAAAAGCTTCTTTCCACTTAGAAAAGTCACCAACGGGGCCAATGTGTTCTGCTATTGCTTTTGTAGCTATTGACGGTGGACTAGCATACACACCCTCTTTACTAAACTCCATCTCGCCAAGTATAAACTTGGTGTTGTTATCTGCCCAACCAAATTGAGACCTCATAATTTCTACCTTTTTTGAATACTGTAGGTTCTTAACAAATGCGTTAACAAATGTGGCTAAGTGTGTCATCTGTGTAGGAGTACCAGCCACCCCATTTCTAGCCAGCACTTTACGTAAATCATCTTTTACTGCAATCACTGCTTGCGGCACAACAAACTCAACCACACCATCCATAGGTAAGTGCAACCTAAGTAGAGCTACGTGACCCTCACTTGGGTCTTTCATGCGCTTGACCACGTATAGGGCATGCTCGTACACGCAAAATGGTTCTGCATCTTCACCATTAGGGGGCAGGTAAATCGCGCCGTTAGGTCCTTTCTGATAAGGCTTTGGGTACGCTGGTATCTTGTACTGAGGCAACAACTTATCAACAATACCTGTCTCATCTTCTTCAGGTACATCTACCTCAACCTCAACCGTGTCATCCTCTTCTACGACTTCTCTGCTAAGTGCAATCGGTCCGTGGATTTTGCCTTTCCACTTGCAGCCTTTGCATCCGCTTGGGTTAGTCTTTTCAAACGTTGCGCAACGATGTGGTCCACCTTCTGCACCGCCCTGTGATGCTTTACGTTCGGTGGCGTGATAATCATAGTCAGGGTGCTGACTTGAAATCATGTGAATGGCTTTGTCACGATCCACGCACTCATTGGCTACAGTTAATGCTGACCACCACAACGGCTCAGGCGTCTCAGCTTGGTTCATAAACACATAGTTCAACTGCTGACATCCATCCTCGCCACGGATCATGATGTTTTTAAATTTCTGTATCGTGTTGCCTACAAGTGAGTCAGTCAGGAAGTTAAGTCCCGGCTCATTAACAAGTGGTGCTGTATTAAATATGGTGGCTTCTGCCGGTGGGCGCACGCCTAGCAACCCACTGAACGTATCAAACGCTACTGGCTTACCTGTCGTTATCACTGCAACATCAAGCGGGGGGTCTGACTTAAAATTAAAAGTGCTGGGTATCCGTAATACTCGTGCAGCCTCAAACACACTAGAGTCAACGTACAAATCATGCAGGATGCAAAGCTCGTTTAGTCTTGCGGCAACTGGTTCCCACTCTTTGCGAGTTACCGTCTGCTCTAGTACCCAGTACACATGTAGACCGCGTCCCGAGTTAACAATAATTGGTTTGGGCAAACCCACCAATACGCAAAAACGTTGCAGCTCAACTAAGCCTGTGCTTTGGTCGATGTAACCAAATGGGCGGTTGGTAGCTGAGTTAACCAGCTCTTTGCCTTCGCCACAATCAATGTCCATCCAAAACGATTTGATGCCTAATACGTTGGATTGCTTACGGCTTTCACCTGTAGCGTACTTAGCGCAGCCAAAAAACACATTGCGCCCTTCACTTACAAATGTAGCTGCAAACTTATCTACTTCTTCCCGTGTCTCAACTAGCTCTTGTTTTATGGATTTGCCCTTAATGCCAACGACTGCGAACCACCCGTCAAGGGGAAGCACAGCGTCGAGAAGGTCAAACGTATCCATCTGTTTATTCCAGAGACGAGTAGGCAGGGGGCAAGCCCCCAAGTCCATACCCGATGATTATTTAAGTTTTTTTAAGTACTCTGTAAGAACGGGTACGTAAGCAGCTTGAGGTTCGTGCAAGCCCATAAACCAGTTGTAGATTGTCATTCTGCTGACGCCTAACGTATCGGCAACATCTGACACTGGAATACTTTGGGCTATACACAAACGACCAACAGCTACGCCAAGATGACGACGATCCGCCTTCTTGTTCCGTTCAATGAGCATTGAACTGTATCCGTAGCTCATGATGTTTTACGCATCGCTCCATGCGCTGATAACCGATGCCAAGTTTTTCTTCGGCGCAGGTGCTTCCTCCGGCTTCTTGCTTGCGCGTTTAGTAGGCTCAACAATCTCAGCATCTTCGGCTTCAACTACTTTTGCTTTTGCTTTAGGCGTGGGCTTTTCAAACTCTTCATCTAGCGGCTTACCTGCTAGTACTAATGGCTTCTTTACGACACCGTCAGTTTGTGCAACGGTCAATGTGATTGCGTTTTTAGCCTCGATTGAATCCCCAGCAGTCTTAGCAACTTCCCATTCTTCGTGGTTAATGTGCCGCACTGGTGAGAAAAACAACTTAGCTGTATCGCTGTCTAAGTCCATGCTTACTTGGGTAACAATTTGATTAATGTTACGCCCGTTACCAGCAATGTATTTTGTGTAGCTTTCAAACGGATGTATGTTGCCTTCACCCTTACCAAATACTGACTTCGATGGCAGCGTAAGCTGGTACACATCTCCTGACATATCACCCTCAAGCAGCACGGCAATACGACGCTGATAACGACAAGCACGACTAGTACCCTCACCAGACCCAGCGATATTCTGTGGACACTCGGCGCAGGTCTTGCCTTGCTTCTCTTCTGCAGACGAGTCAGGTACATCACCATCGTTTGAAAAGCAAGAAGGCGCTACGATTTCTTCAGGGTTGTACTTACTAGCGTAGTAAATACGGGAAACATTTTTACGTGCATTAACAATAACGACGTTCATCTCACGCCCAGACAACTTACCAACTTCTTCACCGCCAACAATCTTACGAAACACGCCGCCACGAATTGAAATGCGTTTTGCACCGCCACCACCAGCCAATGATTTGGTTAAGTCGTTAAGCTCAGCGCCGCGCAGAAAGTCGGGTAACTCTTGATTGAAAATTGAAACATTGCTCATTGCCACTTCTCCTAAAAAATTAGCTTCTTTTTACTACGATTGTGTACTTGCTATCTGACCACAAGCCGGGGGGCAGTAAGTCAGGATGCTCTTCTAAAAACTGCTTCAAGTTTGCTTGGTGCAGCCGTTGTTGCAATAGTCCAAATGCATCATGCTCTTTAATAAACTGGTGCATTGAACCCCAATCATTTGTGTTGTAGTTGGTTGTTACTTTACGAATGATTGTCCCTTCGTTTGTACGCATGCTAGATACGTCAAGCGACTTGCACATCTCAAGCATTTCATTTGAGATTGCTTCAAGCTGATCATTAAAATCACCAAGCTCTTGCTTGTGACGTTCAACTGTTGCTTCCTTTGCGTCACGTATCTTAATGTAAATCTTTGCCAGCTCTTCGGCTGATATTTTTGGTGCTACATTTTCCATGAATTACTCCTGTTGAATTGTTATTATAAATAACTTTTTTACTTTGTCAAGAAGTTTCTTCGATCTCCTGTCGATAAAGATCAATTATTTTTGTGTGGTTGTCAATGTTGTTGTTCAGCATCCTGTACAACCGTTCTTCTACTTCACTACCCTTTACGTGTACGATAGTCATAGCATTCTTTTGACCGGGCCTGTTAATACGTGCATTGGCTTGCAGGTACGTCTCGACTGACATTACAGGCGAGTACCATATAACAGTGTTAGCTGCGGTAAGCGTGAGACCGTGTGATGCTGCCTGAGGCTGAATGATAAGCACCTTGACCTGATCTGTATTTTGAAAGTCATCAACGATACTACTTCTGCGGTTAACTGGCACTGCACCGTTAATTACTTCACAAGCAATATTGTTCTTAGTCAAGTACGTTTTAAGCAACTCAATTGTGTGCGTGAACGGCACAAACACTAGCACCTTATGCGACGACTCTTCAATCACCTCAAGTACAACCTGTAGCCGGTTAGACACATCAAACTCAACAACTTCTTTGTGATCTGTGTAAACTGCACCACCGGATATTTGCAGCAGCTTGTTCAGGTTTGTTGCTGCATTAGCTGAGCTAATCTCTTCCCCCGCTGCCTTCATAATCATGTCGTTCTTGAGCATGCGGTAAAACTTCATTTGCTGTGCGGTAAGCGGTGCATCACGTTCAACGTGGGTTACTTCGGGCAAGTCCAAGCATTGATCCTTTTCAAACCGTATCGCCGGTTGCAGCACGCTATGCACCGTAGCTTGTGCATTAGGTCTAGGTATCCAACGAAACATACCGACCTTGTACATAACCTGATCCCTGAACTGACCAAAGAACGGCGCAACACCCTTGGGGTTAACAAGTTTTGCTAAACCAAACGCATCAACTGGTGATTGTGCTGCTGGCGTACCAGTAAGCATCCACAGGCCCCGTATTGTTTTGTTCAGGTCACGCATGACCTTCCACCGTTCGGTTGTCGAGTTCTTATACGCTGACGCTTCATCAATGACAATCAAATCAAACCCGCCGCTTGCCACTTCGTCTTTAACGATAGCCAGCCCGTCAAAATTAATGATCACAAATTCTGCACCACCATTTACAATCTTGGCGCGTTTCTTCCTGTCACCATATGCTATGTCGCAAGTGCGGTGCATCGCAAACTTGAACAAATCGTTCTGCCATGCTGATTTCATGATTGACAGGGGGCAGACCACCAACACTCTACGCACTACGCCAATATTCATAAGGTAATCAGCGGCCCAGATAACTGATGCTGTTTTGCCCGTACCCTGCTCATTAAAACAAAATGCTTTAGGGCGCTCAGCTAAAAACGTTGCTGTTACTTTCTGATGTGCAAAAGGTGTGAACTGTCCGGGCCAGTTGTAATCTTTCATTTCTTTTTGCGTTCTCTTGCGCTAACCTCAGACACTAAATTGTGTTTTGAGTCTCGTTTAAATGACCGGTTGCTGTTTGAATCCTCGACACGTACACCGTCTTTGATCGAGCCACCCTTGTCGATAGCCTTTACATGGGCTGCGTCTTTACCGTCACCCTTACTTAGCTTGCCTTCTTTCACTAGCTTTCTACGACCTTTGTTGCGCTCAGCACGTTCTTTAATATGCTC